TACATTCGGATAGGATGTGAATAACGATGGCGAAGAAACGAAGTGATGAATACTGGCAGAAACGGTTTGAAATTCTTCAGGAGGCCTTACTTAATAAAGGTGATAAATACTATATCGAATTGATAAAGCAGTACGAAAAGGCTTCTAGGAATGTCCAGGATAAGATAATACTCTGGTATATGCGTCTGGCAGATAACAACGAGGTTACGCTGGCACGAGCCAAGCAGATGCTATCCAATCAGGAACTAAAGGAATTCAAGTGGACAGTAGAGGAATACATACGGTATGGTAAAGAAAATGCTATAAATCAGCAATGGATTAAAGAACTGGAGAACGCTTCCGCAAGGGCTCATATATCAAAACTACAGGCCATTCAGTTGGAGATACAACAACAGATTGAAGCACTGGCCAAGATGCAAGAAATTAAGATGTCTGAATTACTTCAGGAGATTTACACAGAAGGATATTATAAGACGGCCTATGAGGCACAAAAAGGATTTAATACCGGATGGGATATTCAAAAGCTTGACACTTCTACGATCGAGAAAGTAATGTCAAAGCCCTGGACGGTGGATAATAAGACTTTCAGTGACAGGATATGGTCCAACAAAGAGCAATTGATTGATACACTGCATAGGGAGCTTACACAAAGTGTTATCAGGGGAGATGCTCCGGATAAACTGATTAAAACCATAGCTGATAAGTTTGATACTAGCCGAAAGGTTGCAGGACGGCTTGTTATGACTGAATCGGCAGCTATGAGTTCAGTATCAAGACAAGACTGTTTTAAAGATTTAGGAGTAGAAGAATATAAGGTAGTAGCTACTCTTGATTTAAAAACTTCTTCTGTATGCCGTTCTTTGGATGGAAAAGTGTTTAAAATGAGTGATTATAAGATAGGGGTTACCGCTAATCCATTTCATCCAAATTGTAGGTCGACTACAGCACCTTATTTTGAAGATTCTAAAGGTCAGAGAGCCGCAGAAGATCCTGTGACTGGAAAAGAAGTTTATGTTGATAAGAATATGACTTATCCTGAATGGTACGATAAGTATGTAAAGGAAAATCCAGAGGCGGTGCTAAAAGAAAAGAAACTTAAGAATGCTGGTACTGACCAGAAGCAGTTCGATAAGTATAAACAAATACTTGGTGCAGAAAACCTTCCTAAATCTCTTGATAAGTTCCAAGATATCAAATACACAGACGAAACAGAATACGGTATCTTAAAAGCCCAAGTTAAGGGAATGACATATTATAATAAAGCTGTATTAAATGAACCAGATATAACCGTTCAGGTCAAGAAGGTGGCAGAAGCTACTGGCATGGATGCAATGGGACTTGAGTATAGAATTAAAGGGAAGGATTCATATTTAAGAAAGATAAGAACCAACTACAAACCAGATGGCAATGAATACGAAATTAATGACATCTTACGTTATACCTGTGGTGCCAGCGTAAAGGAGCTTTCAGCTAAAACACTTGAAAGTATTGATAAGTATTCCACCTTAGGATATAATACAATTAGGATTAAAAATAGTTGGTTGGACAAGGATAATCCTTACAACGGAATCAATACAATTATTCAAGCGCCAAATGGCCAGAAGTTTGAAATGCAGTATCATACTCCTGAAAGTTTTGAGCTCAAGAACGGAAAACTTCATGAATTGTATGAAAAGCAAAGGTTAATCACTGACGAAGAGTCAGCTGAGTTTATTGCGTTAAGAAATCAAATGTTTGAATTATCTGATAAGCTTACCGTGCCGGATGGCATAGAAAGGATTAAATGATATGAAATATTATAGATTGGAAGATAATGAAAATAGAGGTTCAATAGTTAGAACTGAAGGCAGAAGCCAGCAGAGATACTATCCTGATAAGGGATGGATTGAAAGTGGTGTGATGATAAAATATTTCAATGACGAAAGTCCTTACTATGGTTCTTATAGCGAAATAACCGAAGAGGAAGCAACCAAATTAGTAGCAGCCATGTAATTAGCTATCTATCATAATGGCAGGCAAATAGATAAGGAGAGTGAAAGCGTGACATATGGAGAAATATATACCAAGTTCAGAGAAAAATATCCGGTACTGAGTGAGAAAATAAATGATTACAGGCCGGCTAAGTCCAAGAATTCGATCACTGTCTGGCTCAATGTTAATGACGAAGAAAAAGAGGTCGAGGTTGAAGGACATATTCTTAAAGCTAAGAAGAATGTATTCGAAATGGTTGTACAGTATATAGATGAAATAGACAGTTTTGTACTTTTGGATACAGATTAACCACTTACTTCGGTAGGTGGTTTTCTTATGTTTAAAAATAAGGAGGAGGTGAAAATTATGAAGTTCCGAAAGAAACCAGTTGTAATTGAAGCTATTCAATTCATTGATACTGCTGAGCGTGTCGAAGAACTAAGCAACTTTATTGATAACCAGGATACTAGGATAGATTATGCTGATCCGGAAAATCCGGTGTTAAAGATTGAGACACTCGAAGGAGTTATGAATTCATCTGTAGGTGATTATATAATTAAGGGTGTCAATGGTGAATTCTATCCTTGCAAACCGGATATATTTGAAAAGACATATGAGGTTGAAAGTTAGTGAGGCGGTTATACAACTATCTCCCTTAAGGCCAGGGTTACGGTCTTATTTTTATGTCCGGAATGACGTAAAACTATCACTACTCCGCCGGAGAATAACGGCTGAATCCCGTACCGAGAGAGTCGGAATATAAAATCTATGGAGGAATAATTTATGCAATGGTTATTAGATTTAATTACTAAACACACAAAAGATGGTGTACTTGATACAGAGGCTCTAACAAAGGAAATCAATACAGAATTTCCCAAGCACGCAGTACCAAAGTCGGAATTCAATACTATCAACGAGCAGCTAAAAACTGCAAATAGTACTATAACTGATTTAAAGAAGAGCAATGGTGACAACGAGACATTGCAGACAACCATTAAGGCCCACGAAACTACAATAGCAACCCTTAAGGCTGAATCAGAAAGAGTTAAAAAAGAATATGTCTTAAAGGATAAGTTAAAGGATTTAGGGGTCACAGATGCTGATTATCTGATTTACAAGCATGGTGGAATTGATAAGTTTAACTACGATAAGGACGGTAATCTGATAGGCCTTGAGGATACCATAAAACCTTATAAGGAATCCCTTCCTCACATCTTTAAGATTGGTAAATCAGGAACAGAGTACAATCCTGCCGGTGGTGATAACTACACCGGGAAGAATCCTTTCGCAAAGGAATCTTTCAATTTGACCGAGCAGGGGAAACTATTAAAAGAAAATCCGGCACAAGCGAAGGAATTAGCGAGCGCTGCCGGAATAACAATTTAAGAAAGGTAAAGGTGATATAATGCCAGCAATTACAAGATTAAGTGACGTTATTGTACCCGAATTATTTAATCCATATGTAATTAATCGAACTATGGAATTATCCGCATTGGTACAGAGCGGAATCGTAGTGAATAATAGTGAATTTGATGCTTTAGCATCTCAAGCGGCACCTACTGTTAACATGCCATTCTTCGAAGATTTAAATGGAGAATCCGAACAGGTTATCGAGGATAAAGATCTAGATGAAAATAAAATTACATCTAGTAAGGATGTGGCAGTTATTATTAGACGTGCAAAGATGTGGGGTGCAACAGATTTATCTGCAGCATTAGCCGGCAGCGACCCTATGGCGGCCATCGGAACTTTGGTTGCAGGTTTCTGGGCAAGAGATATGCAAAAAGAATTAATTGCTATCCTAAAAGGAATCTTTGGTACGTTTACACCAGATGGAGGCTCTGCTTCTACAAGACTTGCTAGTAATATTCTAGATATATCTGGGCAA